GAAAATCTGATTCAATTGAAGAAACAAAAACTATTTTTGAAACCCTACAGAATACTTTGGAAACCAAGCACAGCAAGGCTCCAAATTCTTTGAATGAGGTTGCAAACAATAGAAGTTCTTCACCTTTTCTTCCAAGGAAACAAAAGTTGGAAGAATCAGTTGACGATGTGTTCTCTAAGAGAATGCGTATGTTAGCTGGAATCAAATAAACTATTTAAAGGAGGATATTTAAAAAATGTCTGTATTACAAAAATTAACAGAAGGCATTATTAGTCGCGATCTCTCCAAAGATGGGGCAGCTCTACTTGATAAGTGGGAGCGAACCGGTCTTTTGGAAGGCTTGACTTCTGATGTCCAGAAAAATAACATGGCGGTTCTTTTAGAGAACCAAGCCAAAGAACTTCTTCGAGAAACCACCACAATGGCTGGTGGAGACGTAGAAGGTTTTGCCGCTGTTGCATTCCCACTGGTTCGACGAGTCTTCGCTGGCTTGATCGCTAATCAATTGGTGTCTGTTCAGCCAATGAGTCTCCCATCGGGTCTCATTTTCTTCTTGGACTTTACCAAGTCTGTGGGCACTGCGGGTAATTACGGAGACGGAGACACCCGCGATGGTCTTGTTGTTGGTGCCGCATCTCCGCCCTCTATTTATGGTGGAGGTCAAGTTGGTAGTGGTGTCGCTTCCGGCGTAACTCTTTCAGGTGCAGATACATCTGGATTTACTGGTCTTCGAGAAGGCTTATCCAATGCTCGTGGAGTAGTTGGTGTAACTGGTTCTTCTCTGGATATTGTTGCTGCTGGCGGAAATGCTGGTAAGATTACTCTTACTGGTTCTATGTCTGCTGCTGAAGCCAAACTTCTCCGGTATGATCCAGATTTGATGGCTGAAAATGGCTCAAATTATGCATATGTATTTCGTATTACAACTGCTAACCTCACAAGCCCAGAAGTAGGTGTAAATGCTAGTCATCCACTGACAGGCAGCGGCGATACAGGTTGGTCAAGAGTCCGTAAGGATGGAATGACTCACCTTAACATCACCGACGCAGATAGTACTGCTTTGAACAGTGGTAATCTTACCTCTGCAAACAGCGCTACTATTGTCCGAAGATTGACAAGGGTTGCTACCATTAGTGGTACTGAATATCTTGAAGTAGTTGTTCATACTGCCGATAGTGGTGTTACTACTGATTTTGGTGATGCTCAATTTGCAGTTGAGTTTGCAATGGATGATAATATGTCTCTCAAATCAAGCGGAGGCGGAGCCCTTGTTGGTGCAACACCGTTTGAAATGGAAAATTCCAAAGATATTCCTGAGATCAATATCAAAGTTGACAGCGTAGCTGTTACTGCAACCACCAAGAAACTGAAAGCACATTGGACTCCTGAGCTTGCTCAAGACCTCAATGCGTATCACAACCTTGATGCTGAAGTTGAACTTACTGGTATTCTTGCTGAAGAGATTGCTCTTGAGATTGATCAGGAAATTCAGAATGATCTTATTAGAGGTGCAACAGCAGCAACTTACTATTGGAGCAGACTCCCAGGTAATTTTAGGAAGAAGTCTTCGGGTGACGAAGAAACTGGACCAAAAGGTACTGTTGGTACTTTTACCGGACCACCTGATTTCACTGGTACTGTTTCAGAATGGTATGAGACACTTATTGAAGTTATAAATGATGTTTCTTCGGAAATTCATCGTAAGACTCTTCGAGGCGGCGCAAACTTCCTCGTAACTTCTCCTGAAGTTGCCAATATTCTTGAGTTCACCTCTGGCTTCCGAGCTAAAGTAACTCATGATGATGACAAAGGTCAGGCAGGAGCCGTCAACGTAGGTTCCATGAACAACAAGTTTGAGATTTATGTAAATCCATACTTCCCACGTAACCTTATTTTGGTTGGACGTAAAGGTAGCTCGTTCCTTGAGAGCGGCTATGTGTATGCACCGTATGTGCCTCTACAGACTACCCCAACTATCTTTGACCCAGACAACTTCACACCTCGTAAGGCTGTGATGACTCGTTATGGCAAGAAGATGGTACGACCAGATATGTATGGTCTCGTAGTAGTTCAAGACTTGTCTAACTAATTTAGTTAAACTATAATTCTTTATAAAGCCCCATCTTGGCTTCGGTTGAGATGGGGTTTTCTTATTTCAAAAACTATTTATAATTGGCTCATTATACACTGCGAGGATAAAATGAATGGCAACGCCTACTCTAACACCTTCTTCTACTACTAGTGCGATTGTTTTAACATCAACTGGCAGTACCTCTGCTGTGTCTAGTGCTCTACCATTTGGTACTTATACTTCTACAGATTATTGGTCATCATCTGAAGTTAATTTATTTATAAGTGGGGCATCAGATCAAGTTGCCTTTGTTTATAAGAAAATGGGCGGCGACATTCTCGATGTTGAGGTAACAAATTCTCAGGTTTATGCATCTTATGAAGAAGCTTGCCTAGAATATTCTTATATTTTAAACATGCATCAATCAAAGAATATTTTATCTAATATTCTTGGTGCAACCACTGGTACTTTTGATCACGATGGACAGATACAAGAGACAACAGGCAATGTAACGGGCGATACGAACTTAAGTACTAAGTACCCTAAGTTTGATTTTGCTTACGCTCGACGAGTCACAGAGGGCGTGTCTGAGGAAGTTAACGTCGGTGGTTCAGAAACTGTTTACTCAGCTTCCATATCTACTGTTTCCGATAAGCAAGATTATGACCTACAAGAACTCTTTGCGGGCTCAGGTGCTGCTTATGAATCCTTAGCCGATGGTCAAAGAGTACTTGTAAAGAAAGTATATTATAAAACGACACAAGCAATGTGGAATTTTTATGGATATTATGGTTCGATCAACGTTGTAGGTAACTTGGCAAACTACGGTCAATATTCAGATTCTTCTACATTTGAAATGGTCCCAGCATGGCAACAAAAATTGCAAGCCATGGCATTTGAGGACAATCTTAAAACCCGAACATCTGATTTTTCTTATGAATTGAAGAATAATAAATTAAGGTTGTTCCCAATTCCTTCAAATCTGACTCCAGCAAAGATATGGGTTGAATTTACGGTTCCAAAAGACTCTTGGGTTGAGACAAGTACTTCTAAGATTGGTATTGGTGGTGTTAATAACATGAGTAATATACCATTTCAGAATTTACCCTATAAATATATTAATGCGATTGGTAAACAGTGGATCCGCAGATATTCTTTGGCTCTTTGCAAAGAAATGTTGGGGTATACACGTTCTAAGTTTTCATCAATTCCGATACCAGGAAATGAAATAACATTAAATGGCAATGAATTGGTTTCGCAAGCTCAAACAGAATTAACTGCGCTTAGAGATGAACTTAAGACAACTCTTGATGAACTTACTTATGATAAGTTGATGGAAAGCGATGCGGGACTTATGGAAAACTCTTTGAATATTATGCAAAAGGTTCCATTATCAATTTACGTAGGATAATAGGGGGAAGTCATGGCACAGAATAAGTGGTCTCAACCAACCCAGTCTCCACCACCATTATTTACTGGTAAGAAAGAAAGGGATCTTATTAAGCAAGTAAATGATGAACTCATTGAGCGTGTGATAGGACAATCTATTTTGTATTACCCTATTAGTATGGAACACACTAACTTTCATCCTCTGTATGGTGAGGCCATTGAAAAAACATTTTATCCTCCTATTCGAGTTCATGTCCTTGTTGATTGGGAAGACTACCAAACTACAACCGATAACTTTGGTGTTGATCGTATTAGCACTATTACTGTCAAGTTTAATAAAAGACGATTGACAGAGGATCAAAATCTATTTGTTCGAGTTGGTGACTTTGTTCAACATGATAAAAAATATTATGAGATTGTTGAACTAAAAGAACCAAAATATTTGTTTGGACAGGATGATCAGGTATTCGAGATATCAGCTACATGTAGAAAGGCTCGCGAAGGCACATTTAATGGCAAGTAATATTAAAGAAGAAATAGAGGTTTCACCCTCAACAATAGAAGATATTGATTTTGCCCTCCGCAACTGGGTCGATGAACAGGAGCTTTTTTGTACAACGAACAAGGGCTCACGTAAAGCTCCGGTTAAGTGGGTCATCGGTGAGCGTGCTTTTCAAACTAAAGAAGACTCTCAGATGCGAGATAGCTCCGGTGCCCTGATCCTCCCAATGATTACTGTTGAAAGAACAGGTATAGTAAAAGATCTGACAAAGAAAGGTACGGTATATGGAAATGTACCACCCGCTCTAGCATCTAGTAAGCTTGGGGATACTCTTACAGTAGCTCGACAAATAAATCAAAAGAAAACTGCCAATTTTGCCAACGCACACACAAAAAAGAAGCGTGGACAAATAAACTTTCGGACAAGGAAAGAAAATAAAAAGGTTGTGTATCAAACAGTCACAGTTCCATTGCCCGTTTACGTTGAAGTATCTTATACTGTTACTTTAAGAACGGAATACCAACAACAAATGAATGAATTACTTCAGCCCTTTATTACTAGAACCAGAGGGGCTACTCAAATTAAAATAACACACGAAGAACATCAATATGAAGCATTTATTCAGAATGACTTTTCACAAGACAATACTGCATCAGCATTAGAGCAGAATGAAA